TCCTAGACGGGTCAATATTTTTTTCAAAAATTTATTGCTTTTTCTGTGAAGGGTAGGTATTTTGTTATAATCTAGCCAGAGGTATCTACCTAATAAATAGTAGGTACCTACTAATTCCACTAAGTATGATGGTTACTAAGTAATTTATTTTAGTTATATGGTATATACACTATTAGGTATATATAACATCTGGTTACCATATGGTGAATTTTCTGAATAATAAAGCCCTGAATATGATAAAGAGCTTGCCTGTTGATGAACAGCGTGAGTATGTCGAGTTATTTCGTGACCTTGAACGTGCCGAAAGGTCTGAGAAGTGTCATGACGGGTTTATGCCGTTTGTAAAAGAGATGTGGGCTGCCTTTATTGAAGGTAAACACCACTCCATCATGGCTGAAGCGTTTGAACGGGTTGCACAAGGCAAGCTGAAGCGGTTGATTATCAATATGCCGCCACGACATACCAAGTCGGAGTTTGCTTCCTACCTGTTACCTGCATGGTTTTTGGGTCAATATCCAGAAAAGAAGATCATTCAGACTGCACATACCGCAGAACTGGCGGTGGGATTCGGCAGAAAGGTGCGTAATCTGGTCAACAGTACCGATTTTAAGAGTATTTTCCCCGATGTCAGTCTGCAAGCGGATAGCAAGGCGGCTGGTCGTTGGAATACCAACAAGGGTGGCGAGTATTTTGCTATCGGTGTTGGCGGTGCGGTAACGGGTAAAGGTGCCGATCTATTGGTGATCGATGACCCGCATTCGGAACAGGAAGGTGTCAGTGCGGATATCAACATATTCAATCGCACTTACGAATGGTACACCTCTGGTCCAAGACAGCGTCTACAACCGAAGGGTTCCATCGTTGTCGTGATGACACGCTGGCATAATCGTGACCTGACCGGTCAATTGGTTGATTCCAGCATCAAACGTGGTGGCACAGAGAAGTGGGAAGTGATTGAATTACCTGCAATTATGCCGTCAGGTAATCCGTTATGGGCTGAATTTTGGGATATAGATGAATTAAATGCACTCAGGTCGGAACTACCGAGCAGTAAATGGATGGCTCAGTACCAACAGGACCCGACTTCGGAAGAAGGTGCATTGGTCAAACGCGAATGGTGGAAAGAATGGGAAGGTCTTAATCCTCCCGATTGTGATTTCATTATTCAATCATGGGATACGGCATTCCTGAAAACACAGCGAGCCGACTACTCCGCCTGTACCACATGGGGAGTATTCTATCGTGAGAACGATGAAGGCAAGCTTGCACCGAATTTAATTTTACTGGATGCCTACAAGGAACGCTTGGAGTTTCCAGAGTTGAAAAAGAAGGCAATGGATAAATATCAGATGTATAAACCGGATGCATTCATTGTCGAAGCGAAAGCGGCTGGTACCCCCCTTATCTTTGAATTAAGGCAAATGGGGATACCCGTGCAGGAATACACACCGAGTCGCGGCAATGATAAGATTTCAAGGGTGAATGCGGTTTCCGATTTATTTGCATCAGGCGTGGTATGGCACCCCTCAACACGATGGGCGGAAGAAGTCATAGAAGAATTTGCAGGATTCCCCAACATGGAACATGACGATTTAGTTGATAGCACAACGCAAGCTCTGTTAAGATTCAGGCAAGGCGGGTTCGTTCCATTGTATTCCGATGAAGAGGATGAACCTTTGGAGCATAATAGAATCGCAAATTATTATTGATGAAAATCTTTTCAACTTCTTTTTTTTTAGATGGCGATGAATACGAAGGTCCGAATATCCATGCGGATACATGGATGAATGCCAGAGAGTTGGCTAAATCTCACGGATTGATTTTACAAGTCGAGTTAACCAAAGAATTTGAACAGGAACTACAGGAAATCATGGATGATCTTTTTATCCACAAAACTGACAACAGGGTATTGCATTAGGAGAATTATGTGAAGAAATCATGGCTATAGAAAGACGACCTGCTACCCCGATAGAAGGTACCATTGAACAGGAGCCTGAAGAGGAACTCTCGATTGCCATTGAGAACCCTGAGTCGGTGGCGATAGAGACTGAGGATGGCGGTGTCATTATTGATTTTGACCCGAATGCAGGACAATCCGAAGAATCTGAATTTGATTCCAATCTGGTCAATTTTATCGATGAGCAGGAATTGGATACATTGGGCATGGATTTGATTGAATCGTATGCGGGCGACAAGGAATCCCGTACTGATTGGGAAGAGACTTACACCAAAGGACTGGATCAGCTCGGATTGAAGTTTGAAGATCGTACCACCCCGTGGGCTGGAGCCTGTGGCGTGTTTCACCCGATGATGAGTGAAGCGGTCATCCGTTTTCAATCTCAGGCAATTTCGGAAATGTTTCCAGCACAAGGTCCTGTCAGGACAAAAATAGTCGGCAAGGTCACTGAAGATAAGACAAAACAGGCACAGCGTGTCCAAGATTATCTCAACTTCCTGCTGACCCACGAGATGACGGAATACCGAACCGAAACGGAAAAGATGTTATTTTCCCTTCCGTTGGCGGGGTCCGCGTTCCGTAAAGTATATTACGATCCTAATTTGGATAGACCCTGCTCGATTTTTGTACCGGCAGAAGATGTTATCGTGAATTACGGAGCAAGTGATCTGGAAACCTGTGAACGTGCCACGCACATAATGAAGAAATCTTCCAATGATGTACGCAAGATGCAGGTAAGCGGCTTCTACAGGGATGTCGAATTACCGGATGCATCACCAAATTCAAGCGATATCGCCAAAAAATATGACGAGATGACGGGCGATGTCGATACTTACAACCTTGATAATCGCCATGTATTACTGGAAATGCAGGTAAATCTGGATTTACAGGGATTTGAAGATACCGATGAATCAGGGAATGCAACGGGAATAGCGGTACCTTATGTGGTAACGATGGACTATCCAAGCGGGATTGTCCTGAGTATCCGCAGGAATTGGTATGAGGATGACCCGAAAAAATTAAGGCGTATGCATTTTGTGCATTACCAGTATTTACCGGGAATCGGTTTTTACGGCTTTGGATTGATCCACATGATAGGCGGATTAGCCAAATCAGCCACCAGCCTATTAAGGCAGTTAGTGGATGCAGGTACGTTATCCAATTTACCGGGCGGCTTGAAAGCCAGAGGATTACGCATTAAGGGCGATGATACCCCGATCATGCCGGGCGAGTTCAGGGATGTCGATATTCCCGGTGGCGCGATTCGGGATAATATTACCTTCCTGCCTTACAAGGAACCATCGGCAACGCTATACCAGCTATTGCAGAATATTGTTGAGGAAGGAAGAAGGTTTGCCAGTATCTCCGATATGAAGATATCGGACATGAATAATCAGGCTCCTGTCGGCACAACGCTGGCATTGATGGAAAGAAACATGAAAGTGATGAGTGCGGTACAAGCACGGCTTCATGCTTCCATGCGCAAGGAATTTGATATATTGGTCAATATCGTTACCGATTTTACCGATCCCGCTTACCCCTACGAGATGGATGAAGAAGAATTTATCAAGGCGGAGGATTTTGATGAAAGGGTGGATGTCTTGCCCGTATCCGATCCGAATGCTGCAACAATGGCACAACGCATCATGCAGTATCAAGCCGCCATGCAATTGGCGACCACCGCACCGCAGATGTATAACCTGCCTGAATTGCATCGGCAGATGCTGGAAGTATTGGGAATCAGAAACGTGGAAGATATCGTTCCGACTGAGGATGACATTAAACCAGTCGATCCCGTCACGGCAGTACAGAATTTAATCAACGGCAATCCCGTTAAGGCATTTATCGAGCAGGATCACGAAGCACATATAATGACAGTGGCATCAGCTCAAGAAAATCCTGAAATCATGCAACTGGTTGAAAAGGCACCGAATGCAGCAGCAATACAAGCGGCAGCATCAGCCTATGTGAATGAGCACCTGACCATGAAGTTCAGGAAACAGGTTGAGCAGGAAATGGGTATTGAGTTACCGCCAGAAGGCGAGCCTATCCCTGCCGATGTTGAGAAACGGATTTCCGAGTTGGTTGCCGAAGCAGCGAAGCGGGTCACCATGACATCGCAAGCGCAAGCGGAACAACAACGTATACAAGAACAAATGAAAGACCCATTGATACAGGCGAAGGAAAGGGAACTCGGTATCAAGGAAGCGGAAGTGCAACGCAAATTACAGGAAGGTCAAGCCAAAATATTGCTGGATGCGGCTAAAGCCAGTGGTAATAAAGAGCTTGAAGAAAAACGAATTAAGTCACAAGAAGAAATAGCAGGATTAAAAGTAGGACAGCAAATTGCAAGCGATCTGCTATCAAACGAACAAGAAGATAAAAAAGCAGAGCGCGAAGAATATATGAAGGGTCTTGACATTGGTATCGATATAGCCAAAGATATCAATAAGAATGACAAATGATATCACACAGCTATCACTCTCTTCTTTTTTAAAGAAACGTCTAAGGGAGCTGATGAATCAACACGCTGATCACATGGCAACGGGTGCCTGTAAGGATTTTAGCGATTATCAAAAGATGGCTGGTGTTATTGAAGGATTGGCACTCGCGGAAAGAGAAATGCTGGACTGGAGTGAAAAGCATATTAAATAACAGGAACTCGACTCCTAAAGTCGTGCAACACTATGAATAAAAGCACAGCAAAAAAAATATCTCCCGAAAAACCACCCATAGATTTAGATGGCAAAAGCCAAATGCCTGATCCGAAAGGATGGAAGATATTGGTAGTCATGCCACAGTCTAAGGAAAAAACGGAAGGCGGTATTATAAAAGCCGAGGAAACAAGACAGATAGAAGAAACCGCGAATATTTGCGGATTTGTTTTAAAACTCGGACCTGATTGCTATAAGGATGCCAAGAGATTTCCGAGTGGAGCTTGGTGTAAAAAAGGCGATTGGGTATTATTTCGTGCTTATTCTGGCACTCGCATAAAGATGTACGGACAAGAGTTTCGCTTAATCAACGATGACACTGTGGAAGCAGTTGTCGAAAACCCGACAGGAGTGGTGAGAGCATGAGCGAAGCAACAGAAAAAGCAACTGAAGAAGAAAAATTTTTCGGGGTAAAGACTGATATTACTTCAGTAGTACCCGATGATCTTAAAGTTGAGATTGTGGATGATACTCCCGAAGAAGATCGCAGACCAAAGAAACAGGAAACAGCCAGTGACGATGTTGATGATGATACGCTAGATAAGGAGATATCCGAATATAGCAAACGTGCCGGTGATCGTATCAATAAGATCAAATACGAGTACCATGAAGAACGCAGGGCTAAAGAAGCGGCAAATAGGGAAAGCCAAGAGGCTGTCAATAATTTAAAAACAGTCATGCAGGAAAATCAACGCTTGCAGGAAATGGTCAATCAAGGCGGTGATGCCTTGAATAAGCAAGCCATGAATAATGCTCAGTGGGCAAAGCACAATGCACAGGCTCAATTCAAGAAAGCTTATGATGAAGGCGATGCAGATGAAATGGCAAAAGCGCAGGAATTACTTTCCAGAGCGACCTATGCCGAACAAAATGCACCTGCTTACGCTCAATCGATACAGAATCAGGTAGCAAAGAATGCACCTCAACAGCCGGTTCAACCTAAACTTGACCCTGAGATGCAAGAGTGGTCAGGTAAAAACCCGTGGTTCATGGGTACTGATCCAGCGCATAGGGAGATGACATCCTATGCCATGTATCTGGATCAGAGTTTAAAGGCGAAAGGCGTTGATCCTGCTACTCAGTCAAAGGAATATTACAGTGAAATTGATACAGCAATGAAAGGTCAATTTCCTGAATTTTTTGGTGTGCAATCTTCCAATGAAACAGAAATTGTTCAAGAAGAAGCACCTAAACGACAACCGGCAAATGTTGTCGCACCCGCTCAGAGGAATAGCGGTAAAAAACCTCGCTCAATACGTTTGACTCAAAGCCAAGTGAGAATCGCTAAGAAACTTGGAATAACAAATGAGTCATATGCAAATCAACTTTTACGGGAGAGTTAAGCTATGTCAGAAATTAATCAAACAAATAATATTGAAACTTCTGATGTAGAAGAACCTGCAAACCAAGAGCGTACCCCAAGGGGTTCAGAAAGCCGAAAGGTGGAACAAAGAGAGCAAAGTTGGGACAATCCATCGATTTTACCCGATCCAGACCCAATAGATGGTTGGGTTTTTAGATACATAAGGACAAGCCTTTTAGGTGAAGCAGATAATCCTAATGTTTCTCAAAAACTTCGTGAAGGCTGGGTGCCTTGTAAATTAGAAGATCACCCGGAACTTCATATCCATATGATGGATCACAATTCACAATGGGCGGAACAAGGGAATATAGAGATTGGTGGGCAATTGTTATGCAAGATGCCAAAAGAACGAGCGGAAGCTAGAGATGAGCATTTTAGAAAAATGGCTCACACACAAATGGAATCTGTAGACAACGCATATTTTAAAGATCAAGATTCTAGGATGGCGACAAAGCAAGTCTTTGAACGCAAGACTAGGACAACTTTTGGGAGTGATTCTTAGAGTCACTTAATTTAACTTTTATAGGAGACAATCATGGCGGCAAGTGCAACTCCTCATGGAGCTACGCCTGTTGGATCATTAGTGTCTTGTGCATACAATGCCAAAGTTACGCACTATAAAATCAAGAGTGCTTATGGTACTTCCATATTTTATGGTGACTTTGTAAAATGGGCTGATGACAATCCGAATACGACTATAGCTAAAGATACAGGCACAACAGCTTGTACCCCTATAGGTGTATTTCTTGGATGCGCTTACACTGATCCAACGACAAAACAATTTACGCCAAATCAATATTTTCCAGCATCAACTGCTGCGAGTGATATTGTAGCGTATGTTGCTTCTGATCCTTTTGTTATCATGCAAATGCAATGCGATGGTGCAGCAGACCAAGACGATCTTGGTAAAAACTGTGCAGTCGTGCAGACCGCAGGATCAACTTCGATTGGAAGAAGCAAGAACTCGGTTGATATATCTACTGTAGCAACAACCAGTACATTACCTGTTAAGATCATTGACTTTGTTGATGGTCCAGATAGTGCTATCGGGGATGCTTACACGGATGTATTAGTAGTATTCAATTCACAATCCGCTTTCGGAACAGGCGGGCATCAGTTGCTTCAAGCGACTGGTATAGGCTAATAGGAGAATATAGTTATGGCGATTTCAAGAGCGCAAGAGCTACATCAACTCCTACCGGGTCTTAATGCCCTGTTTGGTGAAGAGTATGCTCGTTACGAGAACGAACATCAGGAAATCTATACATCTGAGAACTCCGACAGATCATTCGAGGAAGAACTCAAGTTATCAGGTTTCGGTGCGGCACCAGTTAAAGATGAAGGTTCAGCTATCGCTTATGATACTGCACAAGAATCTTTTGTGGCTCGCTACACTCACGAAACAATTGCAATGGGATATGCGATTACAGAAGAAGCAATGGAAGATAATCTCTATGTTTCACTTTCTGCTCGTTATACCAAAGCACTTGCTCGTGCGATGTCATATACAAAGCAAGTAAAGGCGGTTTTCCCTCTTAACAATGGATTTACCAACAGTTATCAATCAGGCGATGGAGTGAACTTGTTCACAGCATCAAGTGATGGTGTGACTGGCGGTGACGGACATCCATTGGTAAGTGGTGGTAAAAACAGTAATAGACCTGCGACTGCTGCTGACTTGAATGAGACTTCCTTAGAGAATGCTGTCATTCAGATCAGTAAGTGGACTGATGAAAGAGGTCTAAAGATCGCGGCACGACCAAAGAAATTGATCGTTCCCACTGATCTTCAATTTACTGCTACTCGCCTTTTAAAGAGCGATTACAGAGTCGGCACTGCTGATAATGATGTCAATGCTCTCAAGACCAATGGTGTGATACCTGAAGGTTATTCGGTCAATCATTATCTGACCGATACGAATGCCTTCTTTATTGTCACCGATGTTCCTGATGGCATGAAGCAATTTATCAGGACACCCATGTCTACAAACATGGATGGCGACTTTGACACTGGTAATGTCAGATATAAAGCAAGAGAAAGATATTCCTTCGGGGTATCCGATCCGCTAGGTATCTGGGGTTCACCGGGTAGTTCGTAAGCTTAACGGGGGGTAGGAGACTATCCCCCTTTTTTTAATCCTGACCGCTACATATGTAGTGGACAATAGCCTAAACAGGAGAATCATTTATGGCTAATACAACTTTTACAGGCAATGTCAGGGCGATAGGCGGATTTGAACAAATCAGCAAAAACTCTACTACAGGTGCCATCACGACAAATCTGGATATTGATACAAGTGGTAATATTACTACGACAGGTTATTTATCTGCTTATTCACAAATAGAGAGCATTACAAGTGCTACACACAGCGTTGAGTCAACAGACTCAGGTACAGTCTATACGCTGAATAGAGCAGCAGGGATCGTGGTAACACTACCTACTGCCGCAGCAGGTTTAAACTATACCTTTATAGTCGGTACAACCTTCACGGGTGCAGGACAGATCAATACGGATAATACCAGCGATTTATTCTCTGGTTTTGCCACGATATTTGATCCGGCAACTGCAACAGATAATAATACCTTTATTCCTGATGCGAGTGATGACGATACCATTGATTTGGGAACAGCAGCGCAAGGTTGGTTGGTAGGCGGAGTTATTCGTCTGGTGGCTACTACAGCAGCAGTGTGGCATTGTGAAGCATTCCTTCATGGTGACGGCACATTAGCTACTCCATTCGAGTAAGGGGGTAAATAATGGCTGATGCAGTAACTTCACAGACCATCATTGATGGTTCAAGAAACTGCGTTATGAAGTTTACCAACGTCAGCGATGGCAGTGGGGAATCCGCAGTTGTTAAAGTAGATGTTTCTGCTTTATCACCTAACGCAGCAGGAACTTCCTGTTCTGAGGTTAGGGTCATGCGTATTACCCATGCCATTGTTGGGATGTCCGTTCAACTATTATTGGATGCCACGTCAAATGTTTTATTGTGCGATTTGGCTGAAAGCAGTAATGGACATCTTAATTTTGAAGATTTTGGCGGTATACCGAATAATGCGGGTAGCGGTAAGACTGGTGATATTCTATTTACAACATTAGGACATAGTTCTGGAGATACTTATTCCATCGTTATAGAGATGGTTAAGGTTTATTCGGACTAAGGAGTCAAAGCTTATGAGTGAATATATTATAGCTGAGACAGGGGAATTTCCTGCTCAGTATAATGTACTTAAAAAAGGGGATGATGGTATTTTTATTCCCATATTCGGACCTGACCCAGATTTAGACGATGCGAAACGTAAATATAATGAACTGGCTAATGCCGGTAAACGTGCGCGTACTAAATCAGGTCATTTCAAATCGGATGATCCATCAACACCTGATGTTAATGAAGCTTATGTAGGCGGTAAAAAGAAGGCTAAAAAGAAGGCAGCCAAGAAGAAAACCGCCAAGAAAAAGTAATTAGAACGTCAATTAATAATATTCATAATGCCTTGTATATCAAGGTGTTATGTTTATTTATTTCAATTATATAGGTAATAACTATGAAAGGATTTGGTAGGAACACAAGGTTTAAAGAACCTCACGGCTATTCCGGTGGAGGCAAACCTAGAGTTCGTAAAAATAAATATGCGAACAAGGGAGCCACTGAAATAGGAAAAGAAAATAAGGTTGAATCCTATAAGGAATACATCAAGCGTATGTTTGGTGGCGGGGAAACTTAATTATGCCCTTACATAAAGGGCGCTCAAAAAAGGTAATCAGCAAGAATATATCTACTTTGGTTAAAGAAGGTAAACCTAAAAAACAGGCAATAGCTATTGCCATGCAGAAAGCAGGTAAGAGGAAAAAATAAATGGCAACAAGCGGAACAACATCATTTAATCTGGATATAGCTGATATCATGGAAGAAGCCTACGATCTTTGCGGGATGGAGCTTCGTACAGGCTACGATTATCGTGGCGCTAAAAGAGCGTTGAATCTGGTTTTTCTGGAGTGGCAGAACAAAGGATTGAATCTTTGGACAATAGCACAGGCAAGCGCTTCCTTAACGGCTGGCACTAGTAGTTATAGTCTGGAATCATCGGCAATGGATGTGGTAGATGCATTTATAAGGACAGATGCGGGAGATACCGATAAACAGATGGATCAGAGATTAAACAGAATTTCCCGTACCCAATATAATCACCAAGCCACCAAATTAACACGCTCAAAGCCAACGCAATTTTATATCGACAAGAACACGGGAACCAATACTATTGTATTGTGGGCAACACCTGATGACGCAGATACTTATACATTAGTCTATGATTATGTAAAAAGGATAGAGGATGTCGGTACAGTTGCCAGTAATAATGCAGATATACCGGCACGATATTTACCCTGTTTAACTTATGCACTTGCTTATAATGTTGCCTGTAAAAATCCTGAAGCATTACAAAAAATTCCGATGATAAAACTAAGGTATGATGAATTATGGCGTGATGTCAGCGATGCTGACAGGGAAAGGGCATCAGTTCGATTTGTGCCTGATTTATCGTATAACAATTATTAAATGAATTTATGAGTTATGCAATCGGAAAAAAGGCATTAGGTATTTGTGATCGTTGCGGATTCACTTATAAGTTAAATGAATTGTTTTATCAGATTGAGAATAGCATCAGGAACGGGCAAAGAGTCTGTACGGAATGCTTGGATGAAGATCAACCTCAATTAAAATTAGGCGAGCTGAATACGAGCGATGCGCAATCCTTATATAATTCAAGACCGGATTCAGGTGAAGCGGAATCAAGAAGATATTATGCTTTTGATCCCATCGGTGGCGGTGTTACCAAAATGGGTTCCAGAACAATGGGATTAACCATGCATGGTAGAGTGGGTAAATTAACAGTGAGTACAAGCTAATGGCGTGGACATTTACAACATTAAAATCTGCGATACAGGATTATACCAATAATACTGAAACAACTTTTACAAGCTATCTTGATGAATTTATTGTAAATACGGAAGATAGAATATTAAAAATGGTCGAGCTGCCATTTTTCAGGAAAAATGTTACTGGATCATTAACATCCGGTAATCAATATTTAAGTATGCCTGATGATTTTTTGGCTCCCTTTTCGCTTGCCGTTGATAATAGCGGGTATGAATACTTATTATTCAAGGATGTAAATTTTATACGGGAGTCCTATCCGTCAAGCAGTACAACGGGGATTCCTAAATATTATGCCGTATTCGATGTCGATAGTTTCATCGTGGCACCTACACCCAATGCCAATTCTACTGTTGAATTACACTATCAGTATAAACCGACATCAATAACGACATCAGGTGACGGAACCAGTTGGATTGGAACCAATGCTTCCGAC